TCCGTATACAGTTGGTGGTGATACAAAAGGTGAAGGTTCGGATTACTTTACCGGGACAGTGAAGAATAATCACAGTGGCACACGGTCAGCAACATTGTATATTGATGGACTTAATAGTAAGTATTACACATCTCAAATGTGGGCATTGGCTACATACTACAATGAGGCATTGGTAGGCATAGAAGTTAATTTTAATACTTATCCGATAGAGCTACTATCAGATTGGCACTATCCACGGCAGTACATGAGAGAAAAGACGGATACTATCACAAAAGAGGTCAAGAAACAATTTGGATGGAAAACCGATGGGAATACAAGGCCTCTGATAATAGAACGTGAAATAACAATAGTTAACGAGTCTATAGAATGTTTCTGTGACATAGCAACGCTTAAAGAGATGTTGACGTTTGTGAAGGATAAGGATGGTCGTTATGATGCAGAGCAAGGCAAGCACGATGATTTATTATTTTCAGATATGATATCTGAGGCAATAAGCAGTCAACAGTCACATGATATAGACGGCAGTAACGATATTGATGCAGATATTGACGAGGACGATGATGATTATAATGATAGATTGGATTCATTTTTTAATTAGGATGGTGATTTAGATAATGGAAAAGACATTTGAAATTACAAGGCAATTCCTCAAGCGTTTATTTTGCGACAAGTGCGATAGTGTGGAGATGCAACGTAAAAAGATGCCAACTATCGCATTAGCACCAGGGTTACCAGTACGGCATACATATATGTGTCCTGCTTGTAAGAGTATTATTGTGTCAACAGATGTGTATCCTTCGATGTTTACGGATATGGTTGAGCTGGTTATGCCTGATGACAATCCACCTAACATGGAGGTAACAAGGGAATGTTAGAGCTTGTGTACATGGTTGTTGGCGTTGGTATATTTTACGTTGGATATCGGACGGGACAACAAAACAACAAGTTGATAAGACGTGAAGAGGCTGTCAAGAAAAACATTGTCAGAAATATGTATAACGATATTAGGGATTTTATTAAGCCTGAGGAGGATGAGATACCACGTAAGGACAGGAAAACTCCTGAACAGGCAGAGCAGGACGAAAAAGGCGAGAATCTATTCTTTACATAGGCGGTGGAAGAATGTTTGGATGGACTAAGGGTAACAAGCCAGTACCTGAAGAGCAGAAAGACAAGGTTAAATTGCAAGTTAATAATGAAGATGAAAATAAGCTTGTCTGGAAAGTAACTAAAGCTTTTGAAGATGCTAGGTCGGCACGTATGGCAGATCATGACGACACCGGACTTAGCATTGAAGAGATTTGGGATGACGAAGATAAGATGCAGAAGGGTGGAGGCTTACAATGGTCAACCACGCTAGCGTATCGAAGCAAGAAAGACCGCAATATTCGTCCTAATAGTGAGGACAACTTTATTTTCAATGCGTTGTCAATTCAACATGCTAATATTACAGCTACAGATCCGACAATGACGGCCAATGGCGTTGAGGATACTGATATCGAAATAGCACAGAAGATAACGTGCATGTCACAGTTTAATGACAAGCGTAACAATTTTCTGTCAATGTGGGATAAGGTGACAATGGATTTTATCAGTAAGGGGCCTACCGTTGTCAGGACATATTGGGATAATGACTGGATGGGTGGCGTTGGTCCTAGACGTTGGGTAGGAGATATTAGAGTTAAGCGGATTAAAAAAGAGGATTTCTTTCCAGATCCTGCGATAGCTGATTTAGAAGAGGACATAAACGAAGGTGCTTTTGTTATTGAAAGACTTAGGAAAAAAGTTAAATGGGTTGAACAGATGTTCCCTAAGTTTCAATTTCAAATATCTGAAGAATCGCTTGATACATCGGATTCGAATGATACTACAAGTGTATCGGACATGTACGAAGGTCCCGATCCAGAAATGACATATGTTTATTATTATGAGCATCGAGGATATCCCGAATATATGCCAAAGGAACGTAGCAAGGAACTTCTTGAAGCAAGTAAACGGTACATGGAGCAAGGTGATTATTATAGATCACAAGATTATAAGGATGCTTCGAAGGGTGATTTGTTTGGAGTACATGGAGCTTATGTTTGTAATGGTAAGCTGCTAGAGTACATACCGTATCTTGCCGAGCATGGCGAATACTCCTATGACTACACTACAGAGTATAACGACGATGAATCGCCTTGGGGATTTGGAGAAGTTCGAAACACCAAAATACCTCAATTATTGCATAATAAAGCTGATGAGATAGAGATAGATGCAATGGGTAGACAAGGACTTGGCGGACATTTCTTCCAAAAAGGTGCAATATCTCGAAATCAGTTGAAAGAAATTGAACAGAAAAACGGTAAGGCTGGAATGTTGTTTGAATTAGATAACATCAACCTGATAAAAGACAGAAATGGCGTATCGGTTCCTGCTAGTATCACGAATTATAAAGAACATAAACAGCGCATGGTGGAAACTATAGGCAGCAACACACCGATTCAACAAGGGTTAAGTCCAGGGTCGAATGTTGCGATGGGTACGATACAAGAACTTGGGGCAAGGTCAGATGTTCGGACTAAGAAGATTACAAAAAAGTTAGAACGTTTGTATGAGAGAGTTTGCAAGAAGCGTATTGCACTTATGGCGCAGTTCTACACAGAAGATAGATATTATCGTATCAAGGGTAGTGACGGTAAGTATATCTCTGGAACTATCAACCGTAATGAAATGATGTTGCAATGGATAAGAGAGGAAATACCTGTTACTGATTTAATGGGGAATCCGGTGATTAACCCAATGACAGGACAACCAGAGGTGGCGCAACGTGTAGAATATTTTGTGCCTGAGTTTGATATTAGCGTTACGATATTAAGCGATAAGCCTACAGACCGTAACTATTATACTGGTGTGGCACAAACAATGCATGGGTTGGGATTAATGACCGGTGAAGACCTTTGGTATACGCTTGAGGAGGGAAAATTCCCACCAAAAGAGGAGATATTGAAACATGTAGCAGCGCAAAACATTGTTTTGCAGATGACACAGCAAATGCAACAACTATTGCCAGAGCAACAACAAGAGTTGATGATGCTAGTTCAAGGGGCAATGCAAGGGCTAGTACAACAGAATCAACAAATAGAAATGATGCAAAAACAAATACAAAAAAATATGAAATGAGGTTTTTCAATATGAAGAAATTTGAAGCTACAACTAGCAAATACGAACTATTACCATTTAAAATTGATTTGCAATTATTTGCAAGTGATGGTGATGGTGACGATGCTAACGAGAGCCAGTCGGGAGCCGTGGACTCGACAGACGATGAATCTTTTGTTGATGACGGCAATGATTATTACGATTTTTTGGGTACGGACGATGAGGACGAACCCAAAGCGAATATTAAGGAGCCGAAACCAAGAGAGGAATCAAAGGAGTTGGACGTTGATATAGGCAGCGAAGATGAGGATGTCGCCGACCCTCAGTCAAAGATGACTCCCGAAGAAAATAGAGCGTATCAAAAAATCAGACAAAAAGCAGAAGCAGAAGCAAGGGCATCAGTTGAAAACGACAAAGCTGTAATAGCAGAGCAACAAAAACTATTGCAACAACAGATTGAAGTCATGCAAGCAAAAGAGATTGAGCAAAGACACCTAGCGCAGATTACAGACGAAAAGATAGAGAACCTTGCTTATGAAAAAGGTTATTCAACTGAATCGGCTAGAGAAATATTGCTTCGAGATGCTCGAATAGCTGCAACGATGGAAATCAATCAACAGAAACAAACTGCTGAAATCAATCGTTTGAAAAAAGATACTCTTCGTAATGATAAGTATTTTAAGTACATTGAGCCACAGATAGATGCATTACTGAAACAAGATCCCAACGTGGATATCAATGGAGCTTACAATTATTTGTTAGGCGAGCAACTCAGAAACGGCAAGATGGATGATTTAATCCAGGAAGAACGAAAATCCACACAACAGCGTACAGTTGCGGATATACAAGACCGCAGTAAACGTAGGTCAATGAGTGGTGGTGATGCTTCAAGTAGTTCATTTAATCCTTATAACTATCTTTCGAAAGAAGATATGAAACTAGCTGATGCGTGGGGCGTGGATAAAAAGGAACTTGCGAAGTTTAACCGTGAGCAAGCGAATAATAAAAAAAGGAGATGAGTGTAAATG